TTTGATTTTTTTATGCAGTTCTCTGAATTATCTAATAATGGTGTAAAAATCGACTCTTGGAATAACATTAAAAAGTACGTTGATGTAAAAGATGCATTCTTTATATTTGACGAGCAAAGAGTCGTAGGGTATGGAGCATGGACCAAGTCATTTTTGAAAATAACAGAGGTGAACAACTGGATACTACTTTCAGCAACACCTGGAGATACATGGCTTGACTATGCTCCTGTTTTTATAGCTAACAAGTTCTATAAGAACATTACAGATTTCAGACACCAGCATGTTATATATCGCTACAATCCAAATGGTGCGTATTATACGGTAGATCGTTACGTCTCTACGGGCAAATTAATCCGTTACAGGAGCGAAACTCTAGTTACGATGAATTATAAACGACCGGCGGAAACGCACGATATAGACGTCACAGTGGACTATGACAACGATTTATATTTGCAGATACAGAAACTTCGTTGGGACCCATGGAAAAAAGAACCAATCCAGAATGTTTCGGGTTATTGCTATGATTTAAGACGGGCAGTAAATGAATCAGACTCAAGAAAGTTAGCAGTGCTAGCAATTATTGAAGAGCATCCAAAAGTAATTATATTTTACAACTATGATTACGAGTTAGAGATACTTAAGAGTCTTCCATATGGTATGGACGTTACTGTCGCCGAGTTAAACGGTCATAAACATGACCCGATACCAACGACAGATAGCTGGGTATATCTTGTAAACTACAATGCTGGAGCAGAAGGATGGAACTGTATTACTACAGACACCATGATATTTTACTCTTTAAATTATTCTTATCGGATAATGACTCAGTCTAAAGGAAGAATTGACCGAGTAAATACAAAGTTCGAGAACTTATATTACTACCATATAAAGTCTCGGGCTTCAATTGATCAAGCAATTGGACGAGCATTGAAGAAAAAGAAAACGTTTAATGAAAGGGGCTTCAGTAAACAATATGTACAAACAGATAGTACCGTTTGAAACCTCCAATCCTCATATTCACAGTAGCTTCTTTACTGAGACAGTAAGCCTTGATATAGACAATATTAAGGAAGAAATACTTATATTTTGGGAGCCAATTACTGGAAGATACTTTAAGTCAACATTAAGCAGAGTGTTGCAAGCAGAATACCATTTCAATAGAAATTATGTTCTAGGCGCACTCATAAGCCTTAATGAATATTTAGAGTTCCTTGGTATTGGAAAAGTCGCATATGGGGAAGATATTGGTTGGTGGAACTGTAGTGAATCATGTGAAGGTATAGGTTGGATAGACTTCAACCATATACCAGCTACTAAAGGTGACCAACAGTATTATATTATTGACATACTGGTATCGCCTGAACGTTTCTAACGCAGATATTTCACGATGTATTATGGAGGTAAAGACAATGTTTAGAAGAGTTATTGAATACACAGCAGTAAATTTATTATTCGGCATTACATTCTATGCAGGAGCAGTGATTGGATGGTATGGTAATATGCTGCTTGGAAACAAGAAAGACGAAGACGAAAACAAAGTCGAAGACAATTTAGAATATAGAGTAGATGATTAACATCTGCTCATATTCTTTTATTTTTGTGGAGGAGCAAATGAACGAAGAACAGTTAAACGCTCAGCTTAGCGGTATTGTTGCAATGATTGTAAAAGCGGCATTAGTTAATAAGGCTACACCAAGAGAAATACAATTTATATTAGGTGCAAAAGAACCTATTACTAAAGTAGCAGTAGTCGATAATGGAAAAGTTAAGACTTATATTTACAATCCAGACCGTTACACTTGGGTAGTAGAAAAACAGAAAAAAGAAGGAGAATAAAATGGAAACAAATACACACGAAGCAATTCTTTCAGATAAGTGGCTTGTCTTAACAATTGGTAAGGGATGCTATAACCTGAGTATCAGAAGAGATGAAAGAAGAAAGGGCGGTACAATCGCTCTTTTCTTTGGTTCACAGATGGTGTCTGTAAGACGTTTTAGGAAGAGTAGTGATATTCTCAAGATAGCTGATAACATGATTAATCGTTATATTGAGAAAAAGGGTTATTACCGCTACTTGAAACTGTACAAAATAGCATATGCTATGGATCCAGACAAACCATTAAAAGAACTAGAATCTGAAGAATTATATTCTCAGTTCTTAAAAACTGAGTATGTAGAATACTTGAGATATATTCAGGAACAACTGAACGAATCGTTTAGGGTGTTCTAAGGAGGGTATTTATGGATTTAGGCGTTGTAGTATTATGGGTGTTTGCACTCATTGGTGTTTTAACCGTTTTTTCTACGATTGTCGGAATTATATATACTAGTTTCAGAAGTAAGTATAATCCTATTGATAAAGTAGATGAAGCATTGAGAGAGGTTGAAAATGATACAGATAGCGATTAATTTTATGGCTTTCCTAGTTGTATTAGGATTAACCGTTATATTTTTAATGACCGTTATGTACTTATTTTCAGCACTCTGCATGATGCTTAAAGCAATTAGAAAGGGAACAGAAGATGATAACAGAAAAATTGACAGTGGAAGCAACTCTGGAGAGCGCAGATAAAGATGCTCTGTTCAGATTAAATGATATTCTTGGAGCACTTATTAGTTACTCTCAGGAACAGTCAGAAATCATTATTGGAAATATGCAGGTATCTAAAGAGGATTTAGAACGTTATAAAAATGTAATCATTGCGTTCTTTAATGCTGACAAGATTATTATTAAAGATCCTGATATTTCTAAGTATGATGAACCAGTTGAAGACACTACGGAGAACTCATCACCGAGTATGAACGAAATGGAAGAGTTCTTCAGTGCAGAAGAGTAAAAAGAGGATTAAAATGACAGAAAGATACGCGTATTATTTAAATAGTGAATTTGTATACAATGATTATGTAAAAGATTATATTTGTCAGATTGAATTACCTTACAGTTTCTATAAGGAGAAATTTGGATTACCGTTATTAGATGAACCGCTGGCTTGCTATAAGTCAGTTTATTTATCTGATACGGTAAAAGGCAATAACTTTGAAGTTACATATTCTGAACATCACATTCCTCATGATGAGACGAACGCAGAATTAACACGTCTTATTATGAAGGAGAAGTAGATTATGATGGATTTACTGACAATGATAGGAAAAGGAATAGCTTATGTCTTAGCCGGCATCAGTTTAGTATATTTTGCGTTCTACGCACTGGTATATTTAATAGCAGTAGTAGGAGCAATAATATGCTCAATTGGATAGGATTTATTACATATCCTATTCTTTTTTTTCTTTATTTTTGTGCTAAAATCTCTGCCCAACTTTGTTTTGAAAAAGTGGGCTCTGCCCATTTATTTTTGGGCGAGAGAGATTTTGAGTGATGAAAATATGTGAAAAACCCATTTTCTGCCCAGAAAAAGTGGGCTACAGCCCATTTTTGGAAGGTAAAAGTGGGCGAAAAAAAGACGGAATTTAGCGGAATTTAGCGGAATTTAGCGGAATTTAGCGATTCTGCCCACTTTGCCCACTTTTTTTCTATATTAATTGCGAAAAGAAATAAAAGAATATATATAGATTGGCACAAAAAAGTGGGTTTTTGGGCAAAGGCTATTTTTGAGGGTTTTTGCTCGCATATTTTGCAAGTTGTATATTGAAGGAGGTTTGTACTATGGCAAACAAGAGAAGCGAATATTTGAAGGTTGAAAGGAGTCGCGAGGCTAGATTGTGGTTCTCACAAGTAATAGTTCCTACAGCAATTGGAGCGGTTTATATTTCGAGCAATCCACAAGCTAAGGCTTGGGTCACTGACAAAGCAAATAAAGTGAAAGGTTTCGTAGCAAACATATTTCAGAAGAAGGACGAGCAGTAATTACATCTGCTCTTCTTTTTTTTTCGCATATTTTTCATCGCAAAAAAAACATGCCCTATTATGAGAGAGAAACGATAAGAATATCCGCTTTTTAAAAGCCATATTCTTTTATTTTTTTGAGAAGGGGGCAATAAAAAATGCCTAGAACAGAAGGTAAATTCCAAAAGGATTTAATAAAGGAGATTAAATCTAGGTTTCCAGGTTGCATAGTTATGAAAACTAATCCTGGATATATTCAAGGTATTCCTGATTTGATGGTAGTTTATAATGAGCATTGGTTCGCTTTAGAATGCAAAGATTCTGAGAGCGCACCAAAACGTCCAAACCAAGAATACTATGTTAACAAAATGAATGAGATGTCATTTAGCAGATTTATATTTCCTGAGAATAAGGAGGAAGTACTAAATGAAATTCAACAAACATTCGGAATTTGAAGGACTGCATGCGACGTTGGGAGGAAGCCAGTATCATTGGATTAATTATGATGATGAGAAAATGGCTAGAGTCTTTAGAAACATGTTAGCAAAGGACAGAGGAACTGAATTACATGATTTTGCATCAAGATGTATTAAATTAAATCAGCCTCTTCCAGATGTGGAAAAGACTCTAAATATGTTTGTTAATGATGCAATCGGATTTAAGATGAACTCAGAACAAATATTATTATATTCTCCTAATTGTTTTGGCACAGCAGATGCTATTTCATTTAGAGGAAATGTATTAAGAATAAGTGATTTAAAGACTGGCACAACACCAGCACATATGGAGCAGTTATTAGTATATGCTGCTCTTTTTTGTTTGGAATATAGGCAGAAACCAGGAAAGATTAAATTTGAATGCCGTATATACCAGAATAACAAAATCATATTTTATGAGCCTACAGCAGAAGAGATCTTACCAATAATGGATAAGATTCAGAGGTTCGACAAGATTATTGAAGAGATTAGAGAGAGCGAGGGATAGTCTATGTCTGAATGTAAAGATTTATATTCTAGTGAGATGCAAGAATACTCAGACTATCTTGCTCACTATGGAAGAAGCAAATTAGATGGCGCACCTGTTGGTTCAGGCCGTTATCCATTAGGCAGTGGTGACGCTGCTTATCAGCATGCTGTTGATTTTTTAGGAAGAGTAGATCAATTTAAAGATCAAGGCATGTCTGAAAAAGAGATTGCTAAAGCTATGGGTATCGTTGACAAAGATGGTGAAGGATATGTAAGAGGCCTTAGATTACAGTCTACACAAGCAAAATATAATAGAGAGCTTGCTGTATTAAAGGCTATTCATACTCTTAAAGATGAAGGTTTAAATGATACACAGATAGCTGAGAAATTAGGACTTAAAGGCGAGTCAACTGTTCGTTCTAAACTTGCAAAAGAAAAGAATGGAAAAATGTTTGTTGCCGAAGAGACAGCTAAGTTCTTAAAAGAAGAAGTAAAGAAAAAAGGCATGATAGATGTTGGTGCCGATGTAAATATAGCATTAGGTGTTACTAGAACAAAGTTCGATGACGCTTTATATTTACTTGAGCAAGAGGGCTATCCTATTTACAAACAATACATGCCACAGGTACCTAATCCAGAACAGAAGACTACAATGAAGATATTGTGTGTTCCTGGAACTAAATATAAAGACACATTCCAATACGATAAATTAGATTCATTAATCGACTATAAAACTTATGACAATGGAGAGTCATTCCATAAATCATTTGAATTTCCTGCAAGCTTTAGTAGCAAAAGATTGGCTATTAATTATGCAGAAGATGGTGGTGCTGATAAAGATGGGTTGATTGAATTAAGAAGAAACGTTCCCGATATTTCTTTAGGCGATAAAGCATATGCACAGGTTCGTATTCTTGTTGATGGAACTCATTACTTAAAAGGAATGGCTGCTTATGCTGATGACCTTCCAGATGGTGTTGATATTCGTTTCAATACTAATAAACATAAAGGAACGCCGGCATTAGGTGATGATAAGAATAATACAGTTTTAAAAATGGTTAAAAGAAAGGATAATGGAGAGATTGACACTGAAAATCCATTTGGCGCTTTATTAAAAGAAAATGGCGGACAAAGTTATTATGATGATCCTAATGGAAAATATACAAATCCAACAACTGGAAAGAAACAATCTCTATCCGTTATTAATAAAACAAGAGAAGAAGGAGATTGGGATGATTGGAGTGATACACTTTCATCACAGTTCTTATCTAAACAGAATAAATCTCTTGTTAAGAAACAGTTGAAATTAGCAATATCAGAGAAAGAGTTAGAACTAAAAGAACTTGAAGCAATTACAAATCCTACTTTAAAGAAGAAGCTATTGATGGATTATGCAAATGAATGCGATAAATCAGCTGTTCATTTAGACACAGCAGCAATGCCTAGACAGAAGTATCAAGTCATATTACCTTTGAAAACAATTGGTGATACAGAAGTATATGCACCTAACTACAAAGATGGAGAAAAAGTTGCATTAATTAGATATCCGCATGCCGGATTGTTTGAAATACCTATTCTAACAGTTAACAATAGAAATAAAGAAGGACAAGCTATAATGACAAAGTCTCCTAAAGATGCGGTTGGTATCAACAAAACAACAGCAAGCATCTTATCTGGGGCAGACTTTGATGGCGACTTCGTTATGGTTATACCAGTAAACGAAAAGAATATTGTTAAAAATAGGAGACCTTTTGAAGGTTTAAAGAATTTTGATCCAAGTGTAGAGTATGCAATGCCTCCTGGAAAGAAAGTTAATATTAAAACTCAGACAGAGATGGGTATTATATCTAACTTGATTAGTGATATGACTATAAAGGGTGCAACTGATGCTGAACTTGAAAGAGCTGTAAAACATAGTATGGTTGTAATTGATGCTGAGAAACATAATTATGACTACAAAAAGAGTGAAATAGATAACGATATTGATGGATTAAAGAGATTATATCAGCAGAAGAATGATGGATCAGGTCGTTATGGCGGAGCAAGTACACTTATAACTAGAGCTAAATCTGAAGTTAGAGTGGATAAAAGGAGAGGTAGCCCTGTCATAAATGAAGATGGTTCGTTGTCTTATAAGACTGCTTATGACAAAGATTTATATTATCAGAAGAGATTAAAAGATGAAGAAACCGGTGAATGGTACGACAAGATGAAACGAGATAGAGCAACTGGTGAACTTGTTCCAGACATCAGAAAAAGACAGACGAAGTCAACTGCTATGGCTGAAACTAATGATGCTAGGACTCTTATTTCAGAAGTTAACTCACCTATTGAAAATCTTTACGCTGACTATGCGAATAGTCTTAAGGCCCTGGCTAATACCGCCCGTAGGGAAATGTTAAACACCGGTAACATTCAGTACAGCAAAGAAGCTAAGCAAGAATACAAAGCAGAAGTAGATAGTATTACCGCTCAATTAAACCTTGCTAAAGCAAATAGTCCAAAAGAACGAAAGGCTCAGTGGATAGCTAATAATGCGGTAAATACAATTAAGAAAGAATATAAGGACCTAACCAAAAAAGAAGAAGGAAAGATAAGACAACAGCAGCTTACCAAGGCTAGATTAGCGGTTGGTGCAAAGCGAAGTAATATCAAGATAACAGATAGAGGTTGGGAAGCTATACAGAAGGGTGCTTTTAATGAGTCAACATTATCAAGTATTTTACAGTTCGCAGACCAAGATGAACTAAGAAAGAGATCTACACCTAATAAATACTTAAAACTAAGCGATGCTAAAGTCAATAAGTTGCAATCACTAAATGCAACAGGACTGTATTCTATAGCAGAAATGGCTGAAATGATGAATGTATCTACATCAACAATTAGAAAGTATTTGAAAGGAGATTATTAATTATGGTTTCAAGAAGAGCTGCATTAACTACAATTGACAATCCTTACAATCCTTTTGATAACTTTCAAGAATGGTTCTTTTATGACGTTCAGAAAGGCTACAATTCAAGTGCTTATCTTGCAAGAATAGCAAAAACTTCTGATTCTTTGTCAATTCAAGAGAATGATTACATTATTGAAAAAGCAATTGATGAAATTATTGCTAATGACTTCATGAATATTTACAAAAAAGTTGTTAAAGAAGTCGAAATTGATGAGGACAACCTCGAATAATATAAACTGACATGGGGGAGGGTCGCTGAAAAAGCACCCCCCACCCTCAT